GACAAGTTGTACTGCAAGACGTGCTGCCACTAATTGGGCAAACTCTGGACTCCATGACCCATAATCTACATTCCTGAAGATATACTTAATACTCAGTTCAGATTCATCTGTCAGAATCCTATTACCCTCCACAACATACTCTACCCCTATAGGACTCGTATTAATGACCCTAAGGTAGTCTCCTGGTAGAATGAACTGCTTATCCCACTCATATAATGGAGTGTTGGTATCTAGCGTGAGTGCTTTGCGTTTAATGGCAAAGTTCCAGGGGTGCATACGTAGCATTGTATCTCTGGTGTTATCAAAGAACGTACTACACAATTCACCCTGACGAGTCTCAGCATCTAAGGCTATGATAGTCTTTTCACCTAGGAAGATGAGAGCCTGATTACAAATATTGACCTGACTAACTGTACTTGCCATATTAGAATCCTACTGCAACCCATGAGACGTCTACGCTAAAAGTTGTAGCCACTGTGAAATCTGATTCCCATGTATTTAAAAGAATACTTCCTGAGGCTGGTGAACCAGCTTGATCCCCAATATCAGCAGTTGAGTTGGCTGCTGTCGTAATAGGGTCTGTATTTAGACTCGTTGTCACAGAGACCACTTTCTTGAGACCTGTTATGACAGTATCAGATGCAGCAACAGTCGTATGAATACCTGTGACGGTATACATATGTGTTTCATTGTCACCACCAGTTTGCTCTGCAAAGACTGGAGTGACACCAATTTTAGAAATCGACATATTTGACTCCCTATACAGAGGGTGGCTATTACACCACCCTCTATAGATTAAAGATTAACCAGCAGATACATACGACATATACACAGAAATGGTTGCTCCACCTGCTAGATCAGCTCCAGCAATGGTGGAAGTCACCACAGTCTCTGCCGTTCTTAAACCAGCATCGCCTAACCAATATGCTCCACCAGTCGTCACAGCATTTAAGTATGTGGGACCGGATGCAATAGAGGTGGCTACCATGTACCCATCAGGATCTGTTACATCCCCAAGGGTTAAGGTAGAGCTTGCTGCTTCATCATCTGCTGTCACATACGCGCTGACTACTCGCACATTTGAAGGCAACGTGAACCACGAAAACGTATCACCAATGTCATGAGACGTAGTAGATTCAATTGTTGCATACATATGCTTTACATCCCCTGCGTTTTCACTAGGATCAAGGAGCGTATGTGGATCAGTTAGTGTTTGTGCCAATTGCACACTATTAAAATTAGCCATAACTTATATACCTCCTTTCCTTATACAGTTTCATCACAGTCAATTTGCACAATCAATTCTTCCTGCATACGAACAGCACCAATATCGTGTTCAAGATACACTTGGAAAGGATGTGAAACCAGCTGAGTTTGTTCATTAATATCCGTGATCATGTCACGGCCAATACCGACCATCATAGCCCTATTTGAGAAACAATAGACCTCACGGTCTGTTGATAACCCAGCTCCTAGTCCATCACCACTATCAAGTAGGGTAGACGTAAGGAACTTAAAGCCCATGAATGTATCAACATCTCCGTTCACTAACGCACGGACAGAATTGAAATCCTGTGATCCGACTTCCGTGGTAGCTAGGAGATTCTCTTTCTGTTTTGGGGTCAAGACAGCAAATAGCATGTCTCCGCTTTGATGGACAAACCCGCCTTGCTCCAACAGACGTAGTGCCTGCCGTAGTTTGGCAATGGTGAGCCCAGTTGACCCAGCAGCTATTTGGTTGGCTGCTAGAAAGGCCTGCGAGCCATCAGCATCTTCACCAGTTGGCACAGACGCATTAAAGGCATCAATCACGACATTATCAAAATGTCGATTGATTGCCATGACACCAGATTCCATGTACTTGGATTTAGGATCTGCCAAGACACGAAGGATATCCTCTTTGTCAACAAGGGCAGACCAATAGTCCGTCTTACTGGATAACCACCGCGCTGTGTGCGCAGGGTCAATATACGTGATTGCTTGATTACGGCCTGTCTTCGTGATGGTCTCTGAAGAGCCAAGGAAATCAATCTTCCGACGCTTTCCTATCACTTCCACTTCATCAAAGATTCCACGAAACACAGACCCCATTTCTTGTACGCGATGCCGGAAGTTCTCTCCAAATTGAACTATCCTGGCTACGTCAATAGTAGAAGCCATTATAGATACTCCTTACGGTTAAATCCTGCGCTCTTTGGTTATCCGTAAGGGCCTTGGAGAGAGGGGTTGCTGTAAATGTAGGGCCGAATGGTTATCCTACTTTTGTAATCCTGCTCGTATCAAACCTTGCACCTTGTCGTTCACCTCTCGGTGTTGGGGATGTTTGGTGTCATGATACGCTTTGTTCTCAGCATTGTCAGGGTTCCAGATAATATCGTTCCAAAGCTGTTTGGCTTCGTCTGGCGCGTATCCACCGAGTTCACGGGGACCACTTTTACCCAGTAATCCTTTCTCTGACAACATTGAGCCAATCTTATATTGTCCCAAAATAAAACCTTTATGGTTTCCAAGTTTGGAAAATATATATTCTGTACTATCATCTCCACACGAGGTTCCAACAGCCCTTTTAGCTAGGGCTATATTCATGTCATAATTCGCACCCCACTCACTACGTAGGGCTGTTTCTGTCTCTATACGTTCCTTTGTGGTGACAGCATCTCGTGATTGGTTATTAACCTGTGCCCCACTATTCAGTACTTGGAGAATGCCTGCTGCTTGTTCCTTCGTAAAGTCATTATCATAGAAAGCTTTTTGGAATGCTTGTAGGCCTGCCTCGTCTACTCCAAAACTAGGGTCAAGTTGTACTGCGTAGTCTGTTGAGACTGTAGGTTTTCCTAGCTTTTCCCAGAAGGCTTTTTTGTCTTCCAGTGTACTAGTTTCGTCAGGTAGCTTAATGCGACTACCCATGGCGGACTCCAACTGCTTATAACTTTTAAAAACTTCATCATACGATTTGCCCTCAAACTTTTTCCAGCCTGGATCTGCTTTGGTTTCGTCTGAAATAAAATCTTCAAGTTTCTTTTCTAGCACTGCTGATGTTACTGTGTCTGTTACAGGCGGTGTTACTGTTTCAGGATTAGGATTCTCAGAGGTCGTACTCTGGTCCATTACTGTGTCGCTCATACATTTCCTCCATTTGATTACGATATTCTTTTTCGTTACACTCTTGAACATTGATAATACGCTGGACTACATTTCTTTGACCTGCTTCAAAGGCCATAGCAAGCTGGTTATTTTCTACAATACCTGAGTGATTTGTGGTCATATACCTATCTTTAAGGTCTTTTAACACATCCTTTCCAGCTTTGGTTTTAAGGGCTATTTTATAACTTTGGATAACAACAACGTCATCATTGAGTTTATCTAAAACATCTTTGTCCAAAAATTTAGGGCTACTTGCTCCCATAAAGTTCTTCCCTTTTTGTAATATAATTTTTTCCACCAAACCACAATAAAGTAGGATACTGTACAGAGGCGTTTTCTAGAACTTGAATAGCTTTTTTAATCTTACTGACCTTGTTCAATAGCTTGTAACTGTTCGATTCCTCCAACATTCTTTAGAGCCTCCGTTTGAGATTGTAATTGTGCTTGTGCTGCTTGTTGTTCTGCTTGTTTCTGTCGTGCTTCTCGTGTTTCGGTTACTTCTTCTTCTGTTGAGAGTATTTGTAATGGGGCACCTAGAAGATCTGCCCTAAGTTTCGCTGCCCTGTCTGGATTACCCATATCTGGTATTGAAGGATAGACTTGAGACATCTGACCAAGCCACGCAAAGAATTCATCCATGCTTTGAATTTGAGATCGTCGTTTAGCTTTGGCAACCGGACCTTCAAACTTAATGTCTATAGGAATACCAAGTTGGACGGCTGCTGCTTTTATTTCGTCAGGAGGTTCAGGTATCTCACCTGCTCTCATCTCTAAAAGAAATGCTCTAGAAATCGTTGGATCATACAGCTCATATTCCTGGCGAGAGAGTTCTGGGCCAGCTATTTGTAGAAGGATATCCTGTTGTGCGTTGATTTGTGTTGCTGTAGGTGGCGTGAGACCTTCTCCTGGTAGAAACTGTAACAAGTCCATCAGGAAGATAGAACGAATATTAGAGACTTTGCGGTCTCTATTGACTGCATCTACATTCAAATTGGGGTTGTGTGGGAATGGGGCAAGGGCATCTTTCTCAAGTATGTAGGTCAATTTAGACGGTCGTAAGTCTGGTGTACCTAATACTGATTGGTGTAAGGCAAGAATTGGTGGATCTACAGACTTAGCCCAACTCCGTAATCCAATCATTTCAGCTTTGTTTAGTGTGAGTACATCAGGTAAGGCTTTAAACCCAGGGCTACGTCCATACTCCTCATCTCGTCCAGATACCATCCATCGTGAAACAGCAATTGGGAGCTCTTTGAATCCTTCAATTGCCATCACAAACTTGTGTTCGATATCTATATAGACACTGGCTACTTTCTCTGTGTCAAGAGGATGACGTACATCATCTTTTGGGAAAAGGCAGTGTAGGACTTTAATTTGTTTAAAAGGATCTTTTTCCCATTCTCTCCTTCGTTTATCAGCCATAACCCAGCCATCAGCTTCTTCGTGCTCTACTATCTGTTTGAGAGACAGTTCAATCTCTCTATGAATCGTGTCTACTCGACGGTCTATCCCTTCCTGAATGCGGTATGTCCCCATAGGAAGGGTTTCAAATAGTAAGTTCCCTGGTTTGAGGGGGTGTTCCCGCGAGTAGACAGCAGTTGTACCAAATACGACAAGCTGAAGGTGTGCTTGCAGCATTTCAATAGAAAAATTGGACCGAGTAAGGGCAAGAAAAGTTCGCTGACTCGCCTTTTGTAGCCAATCTAGTGAACTGGTCCCAAGCTTAATCAGCCCTTCTCCGAAAGTGAAGGTAAACCATTGTGAGGCTGGTGAGGTAATGATTCCTGTGATGGAACTGGCAAGACGACTGGCAGCTTCAATAGCTGTCGAATCATAGACCTCACGATTCTTAATACGTCCACCTAGTTGTCGTTCTGTCGTGATGTCCTTAGCGTTTGGAATAAGGTATGTCGCAAGGTCTTGCCAGGCATTGCGCCAATTTGCTTGTCTGCCCATCATCTGGCTATCCCGTTTAAGCAGATCCCGTGCTAAGATTTTGTTTGTTTCAGTCTGTTCAGCCATTTAACACAGTCCTTTGTTGCTGTGTGCCAGCGACGAGTGGGCCTTGGTTGGCACCTGCAAATATATTTTGAGATCCACGTTGTCTCCGTTTATCACGTTCTGCTTGTTCAGCAGCATCAAGTTCTGCTCGTTGGTTGTCTTCGGTTGGGACTGTTGGAGCACCTGGAGGTTTAGGAGGTTTTGGTGTTAATACTTTTGTTGCCACAGCAGTCACAAGGGAAGCTGCTACGGCTGCAATCACTGCTGTTGTACTCATCTCCCTAACTCCTTCCGTAGCGTTTCCCCATAGACACTAAAGCCATATTTCTGCAAAACGTGTTTTAATGCTGGTATCTTTGTTGTAAAGATTGTATTACCTTCATGTTTATTCAAATCTAAAAAGACTTGATCGTACAGTGTATATAGCACTCCGGTTCCTCTATACTTTTCTCTCACTACTGTAAATACTCCAATAAACTCATATGCTCCTGTAAATATATTTTCACCATGTACACCACCAAAGTAGGCTTGAAATTCTCCGTTAGGTTCTTGTGCTACCCAAATCTGAGCAACATTAGCGTCATAGAGCTTTTCCCAATATTGTTGGAAGAACTCTGGGTTAAACACTTCGCCGTGCCCTCCATAGACTTCCTGGTAAACTTCAGCCCCATACTCTAGGATAAGGGGAAGTTCTTCTTTTAGTAAGTGTCGGACTATGATGCCAGAACGTTCTGAAAACCCCATCCACCCACCTGTAATTCATCAAAAGTTAGTTCGTCTACCATACGACTGACAGCAGCTTTGTCATCAGCATTAACATCCTGCATCGTTTTCTGGTTGGTTTTGATCTTGTATGCTAGCTGGTACTGTTCCTGTATTTGATTCCCAAGCGAAATGTTCTTCTGCATCTGGCATATCTCCTGATAAGGGTTCACTGATTCGTATAGGTGCCACTCGTACAGCATAGACTCCAAGGAAGTTAAATATCTCCTGTGATGCTTTGAGTTGAATCATGGAATCATCAACTTGAAAACTATGTCCTTCCTTACCCTGATACTGAAAAGTAATCGTCTTTTTGGCTGAGATCAGGGAATCCAGTTTCCGGTAAGCTTTCTGGAAGAGGTCTGCCTGTTGTTCGAGTGTCACCCCAGCTTTCTCTAGGATCTCCTCCCGTGGTAAACGGATCATAATCGTTTCGTACCTCTTTTGGAAGGTTATTAATTTTGTTGGT